ATTAGAAGATGCACCTACAATGACAGCTAGACAGGTAGCTCTAAGAAAACAACAACAAGCCGCATTGCTAAAAAGTAAAACAACTGATTCAGGTATGGTAGACAGAATGAATGTTGTAGGCAAAGGTATGCAGGACAAGGTTGATCAAACCCAAGCCGATGCCGACAGTTTAAGTAGAGCCGCAGGAATAGATCCAAACCAAGTAAACAAAGACATACAAAAAAGTATGCAAACTCAAAATCCGAGACTTAGAAATAGATTTAGAAGAAACAGATGAGATTACATGAACTAAACGAAGATGGTCGCATAGTAAAAGGTGTTAACACTACAGTTGATGTAGGTGTAGGACAAATTCCTATTGAAGCAAAAAAGTTTGGTTTTAATGTAGATAAAGATGGACATCCTCCTACACTAAGCACTAAAGTCAAAGGCAAAAGCACAAACGTATTGTTTAACTTAGGCGTTCTTGAAGAAAGTGTTGATCAAAGAACTAGAGACAACTATAATCAATTTGCACGTTTTTGTGTAGACACATTAGGTATACAAAAGTTTCCTAAAATTACGATGACAGGCAAAGAGCTTGACAGAACGTTTGGATACTTTGATACATACGATGAAAGCATTACTGTAAGTTACGACCGTAGGCATCAAATGGACACAATGCGTACACTTGCACACGAATTAGTACATTGTAAACAGCGTGAAGAAAAGGAAGAATTAGACGGTTCAGACGGAAGTCCAGACGAGAATGAAGCAAATGCAATGGCAGGCGTTTTATTAAGACGTTGGGCTGATAAAAATCCGCAGTTGTTTGCAGAGTCTGTACAAATAATTGACGAGAAATGGAGTGAAAAATATAAACGCTCTATTAACTGTAATAACCCAAGAGGCTTTAGTCAACGTGCCCACTGTCAAGGACGCAATAAAAACGAAAGTATTAGTGACAGTGAACTACAAAGACAATTAGCAATGGGTGTTGAAGTAGAAATGGAACACACTAATGATCGTAAACTAGCATTAAAAATTGCTATGGATCATATCAAAGAAGATCCATTATACTATGATCATTTAAAGTTTGTAGAAATCAAAGAAGCATTAGGCGAAATAGCAAGTGCTACAGAAATCTATGTTGATATGGATGGTGTACTTGCAGATTTCTTTGGCTCTTGGGCTAAACTAATGAATGTAGATCACTGGTCCGATATTGGCAAAGAACAAATTCCGCAGGCACTTGACAAAATAAGACAAACTGAAGATTTTTGGCTTAACTTACCATTAACAAATAATGCTAAACAATTACTTAATTTAATTAAAGAAGTAAAAGGATCATACAAAATTCTTAGTTCACCTCTGCCTGACGATCCTAATTCAGAACCTCATAAAAGAGAATGGGTTGAAAAAAATCTTAGTTTCTTTCCACCAGATGATGTTATTATTACACACGATAAAGCAAAGTATGCTACACAACAAGATGGTACACCAAACATACTAATTGACGATTATGGTGTAAATATTAACAGTTGGGAAGCAGCAGGCGGTTATGGCTTTAAACACAAAGATCATAAATTTGAACGTACTGCTAAAAACATACAACAGCACATGCAAGAGCCAGTAGACGAATCAATTATTGATTGGGTTAAGACAGCTCTTAACAGCGATCCTCAATTCAAAGCATGGTATAGAATGTATAAAGAAGATCCAGAGAAAGCAAAGAAATACTTTAGATCTAAACACAAAGAATTCCTAGCAATGATAAGCGAAAACTTTGCTGACGGTAAAGTTAGTGGTAACAGTCGTCCAGGGCGTGTAGCCCGTTCAGGTGCTAGTTGTGATGGAAGTGTAAGTGAACTAAGGAAAAAGGCAAGTAATAGCAGCGGCGAACGTGCTAAAATGTATCACTGGTGCGCTAATATGAAAGCAGGGAGAAACAAATGAAAATACAAGAATTAGATGAAGGCTTTTTAGATTGGTTTAGTTCAGACAAACCAGCAGATATGAAAAACGATGTTATACCAATGGTTAAGGAATTACTAAAACAAGGTATGCCTGAAGATGAAATTATTTCTAAAGTTGAACAAGAACTACACGTAAGACCACGTTATATTAAACAAGCAATAACAATGGTGCAAGCAGGTATTAATGAAGATGCATCAGCAGGCGGCACAAGTGCAGGTAATATTGCTTCAGTTGCTAATCCTCCAGCAGCAAAACAAAAAATCAAAAAAGATAAAAATGGTATTCCTGTAGCACCACAACATAAAAACGCAGACGGAACTGCCGCAAACGCATTAGATGTTGATGACAATTTAATGGGCGGTAAGACGATTAAGAGATAAATACTACAAATAAAGTTATAACTTAATTTGGAGTAAATTAATGCGCAAATCAGAATTCAAAAATTCTCGTGTCAACGAAGGCCTTGCAGACCTAGCAGGTAGAGCCGAAGCAGATCACGAAGTACAGATGGCTCGTGCAGAGCTATACAAAATAGCAAAATATGCTATTAAACTGCACGATATGCTTAAAAATGTATCCGAACAAGAAGGCTTAGAAGGTTGGGTACAATCAAAGATTACCAAAGCAGGTGACTATGTTAGTTCAGTATATCATCATTTAGACTACGAAACAAAATTTAGTGATCAACCAGAGGCGCAAATTACTCCAGACGATATGGTTGCTTACAAAGAAGGTCTAACACACAAACTTCAAAAAGTTACCGGAGGTAAGTGATGGATTTTAGAAAACTACTAAACACACTTGACAGTGTACAATTAAACGAAGCAGTTGAAATTAAAGCTGAACGTAGAGTACAAGACACTGGTTCGTTAACTAATTTTAATATTAAAAGAGACGATTCATTTAAACTTTTTACAGGTTTACGCAACGGTGGTGACAACTATAGCAGAGACGATGTTGTAAAAGTTTACTACATGAACGATGATCGTTTGCAAGCATTCCTTGCTCACAGTGACGGACGTGGAGCTCAAGAAGTAGACGCTGACGGTAATCCGTACGATCCAGATGAAGAAGATCAAGGTGATGCAAGTTACATGGCTAACACTGATGCAGATGGTGGCGCTACAACAGCAGCAGCTCCAGACAATAGAAATACATCAGAGCCTACTCCAACCGACGACGGAAAGATTAGATTAAGTGACGGCACAGAACTTGAAGTAGCAAACGAACAAGATCGTAATGCAGCCGCACAAAAATTAGATGAACTTATTCGTAAATATAATGACCTAATTGGAAGAATGAACGAAAGTGTTCCAACATCATTACGTGGTTATTTAAAAGAATACAACCTATTAGAAGCATTTGTTTCTGAAGCGTTATCAGCAGCAGAACAAGAAGAATTAAGAAATGTAATAGCAGACATTAATGCACTTATAGACGGAAACATTTTAAGTGAACCAAACACTGCGGCAGCAAGACAAGCAATTAGAAATGCTCCAGATCTTCCCGCTGCTGGCGCAACTGCAACAGGAACTGACAGTGCAGACGCACCTGGTGAAGAAGGAAACTTACCGCAAATCAACAACGGTGATGAAATTCCTGAAGAATATCTAGACGCCGACGGTAATCCAGACTGGAGTAAGATTCCAAATAATGTTACTTATGGCACAGTTGGTGGTGTAGGTGTTGAGCGTCCACCAAGTGAAGCTGGTGAAGAAGGCGGTGAAGAAGGCGGCGAAGAAGGCGGCGATGAAGGCGGCGAAACAGCAGGTAGCCTAGAAGCATTTGCTAGTTCAGGTAAAGGCGGTCTTGCTAATGATGCAGACGAAGTAGATGCTATTAAAGAACTACAACAATACCTAACTGACTTAGGATTTGATCCTAACGGTGTTGACGGCAAGTATGGCCCAGGTACTATTAGAGGTGTTAAAGCATTTCAAGAGTGGATGGGTGCTAAAGTAGACGGCGATGCTGGTCCAGAAACTATTGGCGTTATTATTAAACTACGTTCAATTCGTTGGGGCGAAGGCGGAAGCAAAGACTTTAAAGCATGGCGTGAAACTATGACACGCATGGAAGAATTAATTGGCAAGGCTGGTAGCAGCGTTGACGAAACTATTGATCTAAATTCTATGAGAGGCTTACTAGAAGCAATGCGTAGATTAGATGAAGCACTAAGCGATGCTGAATTAGAAGAATTAAAAGGTATTGTTGACGAACTAAGAAGTGCATACGATGATGCAGAATTCCAGCAAGTATTGCCACAACGTGTACAACAACGTTTCTCTAGCAACTTCCGTTCAGCAGAAGGTGTACTAGCAGATAATGGTGCTGGCGGTGGCGAAGAAGGTGGTGACGAAGAAGGTGGTGACGAAGAAGGACAACCTCAAGACGTTGCAACTATGGACGATGCCGCAAAAGCAACAGCAATACATGAAGGCATTGATGGTATGGGAACTGACGAAGAAGCAGTTCTAGCAGTATTAGGTTCAATAGCTGACGAAGCAGAATTAGATAGAGTAAAATCCGCATTCCAACGTTTATACAACGAAGATATGATTGCTTGGATAAACAGCGAAGTTTCGTTTAGCGAACAAGATGCTGTGGATAATATTATTAACCGTATTACAGGTGATCCAGACGCACCGCAAACAGTAGAAGATATTGTTAGTGCAAGTGAAGCCGCTGACGCATTAGACGATGCATTAAATGGCGGTTTCTTCTTTGGTTTGGGTACTGAAGAACAAGCAGTGCTTGAAATTTTAGGACGTATAAGTGCTAGAGATTTCCCAACTGTAATGTCAGAATTTGAAAGAAAAACAGGAACTCACTTACTTACTGATCTAGAAAGCGAACTAAGCGGTACAGATAGAGAACGTGTAAACGATATTATTAAACGTTTTGGTTATGAATTCCAAGATGAAGATCCAGGATATAGAGAAATTGGTGCTGAAGGTGGTGCTGAAGGTGGTGAAGAAGGTGGCGAAGAAGGTCAGCCTCAAGATCCAGTAGGCGGTGAACCAGATGCACAGGGCAACGTACAACCTCGTCCTACTGAAAGTGGAGTACAAGGGGACTATGCAAGAGCAGCATGGGACGCATTGTATGATGGTTATGCAGATCCACAGACAGGCCGTAAACTACCAAATGGTCGTGTTCCGGCTAGACCGCAAGCACCTACAGCAGATCAACTAGCACAAGGTGCACCAAATAATCAATCAGCTTGGGACCAAAGATGGGCCGAAACTCATAATGCTGATGGTACTCCTAAAGCAGCCGATAGTGCAGCCGATAGTGCAGCCGATAGTGCTGATGCAGACGATCCAGAAAGCGGTGGCGAGGCAATTGAGCAGAGAATTGCTAGATACGAAGCAATGCCACTTGACACTGATGAGCAAATCCGTGCTATGATGCAAGCAATTAAAGACGATGAAGAAGTGTTTAATGCATTACCACAAGGCGATCAACAAGCAATTAATACATACTTAGGATCTTAATAGATGAAAGTGTATCAGGTTACAGAAGGCGTTTTTGACAGAATGATGCAGGATTTGAGTAACACTGTAAATAGTGTTCTCGGAAACAATACAACTGATCAACAGCCTGAGCCTGTTCAAGCTCAGCCTAGTCAAGCTGATCAAATGGTTCAAGCCGAAACAGAAAAGTTATATCCTCGTATTGACAGTGCAGTAAACTCTGGAGATAAAAGACAACTTTTAAGACTTATTGTTGGAGGCGCTACATATGTTTTACAACAAATTCCAAATGCAAATACTATTTCAGCACATGCTAGAGACAAGTATGAAGAAGAAATAACAAGAAGAATAATAGCAAGAATGGCTAGAGTTTTAGACACCAGCCAGGTTGGCGGCAGTCGAAGAACAGATTGGGTAGCCTTTGCTAGAAGTAACCCTAATAGATTTGTCAACATTATAGCAGATCCAACACAAGCAAGTGAGTTAAGATAATGAAACTTTTTGAAATTACACAGATTAATGAAATTGAAACTAGTCAATTAAGTAGAAGGGTGCAATCTGCAATCACTAGTTTAAGTAATAAAATACAATTTTTAACAGATCCTAATGTTGGCGGACAAAACGCAGATGACACTGACGATGCAAGAGCAGCAAGAAATGCCGATACTACAGACGGTGTTGATGGTGAATTTGATGCAGAAGCACTAGTTGCAGATGCTGCTGCAAAAATTAGATCAGGTGAAGCAAAACTAAGCAAAGACATTGACGCAGAGCTAGGTAAAAGAGGTGCAAACCCACAGGACATACATATTGCTATTATGGGCAAGGTGCAAGATGCTGCAAGTAGTTTAGTAAGTCAAATTGGACAACAAGGTAATTTACGCCGTAGTCAAATTAATATGCTAAGAAGTACTACAGACATGGATGTACAAGCAGCAGCATTTGGCTACATTAATAAAAAGTACTTAAACGGTAGTGACTTTAGTGATGGTAATTTTAATTTCCAAACAATGGACCTTATTACGCAAGCTCTAAGATCACAAGCACCTGTAGGTGGCAATCAAGCAGTTGGCAGAGTAAGTAGTTCTCGTCCACAAGGACAAAATGGTACAGTAGGTTCAGGCCAGGGCACTAATGCACTTGACGCAATGGCAGCAGATCAAGACTTCTAATCACAGCAACCATAAAGCACAATTTTTTGATAATAAAAAAGTGTTTTAGTGGTTGACTTTATCTAAATAATCACTTATAATATATTAAATTAACACAGGAGAACTCAATGGGAACTCGTACCTATGGTGCTGAAGAAAAGGCAAAATTAGAAAGGCTAGTACGCGAAGGCGTTACAGTTATGCAAGAAGTTGAAGATTTACAAACAGGCTTAAAAGAAACTGTAAAGGCTGTTGCAGAAGAATTGGATATGAAGCCTTCACTTATTAACAAAGCAATTAAGATTGCCCAAAAACGTGATTGGGAATCACATGCAGATGCATTTGATGACCTTGAAACATTAATTGCTACACTTGGCTATGACAAGTGATAGATCGAATTAAAAAGTTTTGGCTACACAGTTATGAAACAGATCGTGTAGCATTTTATTTTGAACTTATAAGTTTTGTGTTTACAGTAGGTGCTAGTTTAACACTAGCATTTACAGCAAAACAACCTGATATGACTATTGTTTATCCAGGTTTCTTTATAGGTTCACTAACAGCAATTTATGCGTATTATAGACGTAAACTTGCTTGGCCAATGATGTTAACAACATACTTTGGATTTGTTAATGTGTTCGGATTTGGTGTAGCCACTGGTTGGTGGTAATAAATAATATTACGCTCAATGACGATTGTCGAGCAAGAATGAAGGTTAAGTTGGCCACAAGCAACGAAGGAGAACTGAATGCCATACGTTGATGCGATGTTTGATCGTGATCAAGATATTATTCGTGTTGTAGAACGCCGAGACGGTAAACGACACTACACTGAATACCCCGCGAAATATACTTTCTATTATAAAGATCCTAAAGGCAAATATAAAAGTGTCTATGGAGATCCTCTAAGTCGTATTGTAAGTAAAAACACAAAAGACTTTCGTAAAGAAGTTGCTATTAACAAAGGCAAAGACTTATTTGAAAGCGACATCAATCCAATCTTCCAATGTTTAAGTGAGAACTATCTCAACCAAGATGCACCTAAACTAAACATTGCATTCTTTGATATTGAGACAGACTTCGATCCAGAGCGTGGCTTTGCTGATCCAGCAGATCCGTTTATGGGCATTACGTCTGTGTCTGTATACTTGCAATGGTTAGAAACAATGATCTGTCTTGCTGTTCCGCCTAAAACACTTACTATGGAACAAGCACAAAAAGAAATTGAAGGCTTAGAAGGTGTTGTACTATTTGAAGACGAAGCCGAAATGCTAAACACGTTTTTGGATTTAATACAAGACGCAGATATCTTAAGTGGTTGGAATAGTGAAGGTTATGATATTCCGTATACAGTTAACCGTGTAAGTCGTGTACTGAGCAAAGACGACACTAGACGTTTCTGTTTGTGGGGACAGTTACCTAAGAAGCGTGAATACGAAAAATACGGGAAGCAAGCAGTTACATTTGACCTAATAGGTCGTGTACACTTGGATAGTCTTGAACTATATCGCAAATACACATACGAAGAACGTCATTCATATCGATTGGATGCAATTGGTGAGATCGAAGTAGGCGAAAACAAAGTGCCATATGAAGGCACATTGGATCAACTGTACAACAACGACTTCCGCAAGTTTATTGAATATAACATTCAAGATACTGCACTACTAGATAAACTAGATAAGAAACTACGTTTTATTGATTTAAGTAACAGTATTGCACACGAGAATACTGTGTTGCTACAAACAACAATGGGTGCTGTTGCTGTTACAGAGCAAGGTATTATTAACGAAGCACACAATCGCGGACTACAAGTACCTAATCGTCCTAAACGTGATGATACAGAGAATACACAAGCCGCAGGTGCATATGTTGCATTTCCTAAAAAAGGCTTGCACAAGTGGATTGCTTCAATGGACTTGAACTCACTATATCCTTCAGTGATTCGTGCGTTGAACATGGCGCCAGAAACTATTGTAGGACAAATACGTCCTGAGATTTCAGATGCTCGTGTACACGAAGATATGACACTTAAGAAGAAGTCATTTGCAGGCAGTTGGGAAGGTAGATTTGGAACAGAAGAATACGAAGCAGTTATGGAGCAACGTAAGGATGTGGCACTTACGGTTGACTGGGAGGATGGTAGGTCGGATGTACTATCGGGTGCGGAGATTTATCAATTAGTATTTGACAGTCATATGCCGTGGATGCTAAGTGCTAACGGTACAATCTTTACAACAGAATTTGAAGGTGTTATTCCAGGTATCTTAAAGAGGTGGTATGCAGAACGAAAAGAACTTCAGAAGAAACTTAAGAAGGCTAAAGACGCAGGCCTTGCTGCGGAGATTGAGTATTGGGACAAACGACAACTTGTTAAGAAAATTAATCTTAACTCTCTTTACGGGGCCATTCTTAATCCTGGTTGTAGATTCTTTGACAAAAGGATAGGACAGTCAACTACACTTACTGGCAGACAAATTGTTAAACATATGAGTGCTGAAGTAAACAACTGTATTACAGGCGAATATGATCACGTAGGTAAAAGTGTTATCTATGGTGATACTGACTCTGTATATTTTAGTGCTTGGCCTGTACTTAAAGATGAAATTGAGTCAGGTAAACTTGACTGGACACCCGAAAAGGCAATTACACTTTATGATCAAGTTTGCGAACAAGCAAACACAACGTTTGAAAAGTTTAT